TGGGAACAGGAGCATCTATCTAATGGTAGATATACTCTTGAAATGGTCAGAATTGATGACAAAGTTAAAGAAGTCATTACAAAGATCAAACTGGAAGAAGCAGTTATTGCCCACAAGCAGAACACAATTGAAGGTGCTGCTCCACAAGTTTCAGTAGCTACTTAATAAAAAGCTACATCGTTGGAAAAATCCAATCCACACTACAGGCTCTCTTGCACTCTACTCAAAACTAATGTATAAAAAACACACTATACATTAAATTGAATATCGACGCGTATAGTCGACGGCCTAGAGACGATATTCAAATAACTAGGAGGATAATAATATGGCAAACACTACGTTTTCAGGACCGGTCATTTCTAAAAATGGTTTTATAGGTACTGGACCAGGATCAACTGTTGCATTAACAGCTAATACTACATTAACTGTAAATGATCACGCAGGAAGAATCTTATTAACACAAGACGCGGATGGTATTTTTACTTTACCATCAATTAACACAAATGCTAACGGAGCTACAGCAGGCACTACAGACTACAACAATTTAAATAACATTGGTGCAAGTTTTACTTTTTATGTAGACACTACTGCAACGGATGTTCAAATCGTAACTGATGGAACTGATAAGTTTACAGGTGCGGCTATGATTGCTGTAGATGATGGAGCTAAAAAAGCTTTCTTTCCAGGAGCATCAAATGATGTACTTTCTATGAATGGTACTACAAAAGGTGGAATTATTGGATCTATAGTTACAGTTACTGCTATTGAAGCAGCTAACTACTTAGTTCATAACTCACTATTGTTAGGATCAGGAACTATTGTTACACCATTTAGCGATACGTAATAAATAATTAGTGTGGGGCTTCGGCCCCACATAAATTTTAAGGAGATTAAATATGGCAAGTAATGGAGATATACAAGCAACAAGATCAACCGCAGCAGCAGGTGCTACAGCAATAATTGAACCACCTATTAGATTAAGAGGTATTATAATTTCTTCCGATGGTGTTGGTGCAGGTGTGTTAGAACTTACAACAACTTCAAATACTGGAACTACAATATTTATTGGTGACGTTCCTTCAGGAGATGTAATTAATTTTTCATTTCCCGAAGAGGGAATTTTATTTCCAAAAGGAATTTTTTGTAAAACTAAAACTAATATTGCAGCTTACACATTATTGACGGACAAATATTCAGGACCAGGTTTAACAGCGGGGTAATTAAATGGCCAATACCACTTCTGGCACTACAACGTTTGACAAAACGTTTTCGATCGATGAGATAATTGAAGAAGCTTATAACAGGCTTGGTCAATTTGACATGAGCGGTTATAATTTAAAAACCGCTCGAAGATCGTTAAACATAATGTTTCAAGAATGGGGAAATAGAGGTCTTCATTTTTGGGAAGTAGCAAATACTAATATTTCTTTAGTAAATGGTCAAAACGAGTATAAAATTTTTAGAGCAACATCTGACGGTAATTCTAATGGAGTAACTTCTACGTTAACTGCTGCTATTGCTTCTACCACAGCAACTACAGGAATTACATTGGCTTCTATAACTAATATGCCTACTACAGGCACTATTAATGTAGGGTCTGAAAATATTTCGTACACTGGATTTAATGATTTAGAGCTCACTGGAGTAACACGTGGAGTTAATGGAACTACTGCAGCTACTCATTCAAACGGAGATGCAGTTACTAATTTTGTAAACCAAGCTACAGAAATTTTAGAATGTTCTTACAGAAACAACTCTAATGTTGATTCACCTTTAGAAAAAATAAATAGATCTCAATACCAAGCATTATCTAACAAAACTGCAACAGGACAACCCTCACAATATTTTGTTCAAAGATTTGTTGATCATATTTTAATAACTATTTATTTAACTCCTGGTGCTAGTCAAAACGGAGATGTAATAAATTTTTATTATGAAAAAAGAATTCAAGATGCAGGGGCCTACACTAACGCAACAGATGTACCTTATAGATTTGTACCTTGCATGGTTGCAGGTTTGACTTATTATTTATCTATGAAATATGCACAACCAAGAATACAAGAAACAAAATTAATTTATGAGGATGAATTAACTAGAGCTCTAGAAGAAGATGGTTCTTCTGCTAGTGTTTACATTTCACCTCGAACCTACTATCCGAGCATATAACTATGGGAAATTTATCAAAAGGTAGATACGCATTGTTTATTTCAGATCGATCAGGTCTAGCATATCCATATAGAGAAATGGTTAAAGAATGGAATGGTGCAAGAGTTCATACTTCTGAATACGAACCAAAGCAGCCTCAACTAGAACCTAAACCCTACACCGCTGATCCTCAAGGATTACCTCATCCAAGACCAGCAAGAACAGAATTTCCAACAACAGATTTTTTACCAAAAAATCCATTTAGAACAACATCAAACTCAACTCAAGTTGTTGTAGACTTTCCATTTAGTGGATATCAAAATGGAGACTTTGTAAGATTCTCTGATGTAAAAAGTCCTGTAGGTGGAGTATCGATTTCTACTTTAGAATTAGAATCTTCTTTAGGAGGAAGTCTAAGTTCAACAGCTACTACAATTTCTCTAACCGATTCTTCTGCTTTTCCAAGCCAAGGTTATATTATAATTGAAAAAATAAATGCAGTTTCAGGTTTATTTGAAAATGAAACTATTTTTTATAATGGTAATGCAGGAAACGTTTTATCGAATTGTGTTCGAGGAACAGCTGCTCCTTTTAGAGGACAGACTCCCAAAAACACACCCGCAAGTGAACATGCAATTGGAGCCAAAGTATTTGGTGCTTATCCCATAACAATGGTTCCAACAGTGGTTCCACAAGCGGGACAACCTTCAACTCGTACAGAGTTTAACAGTTTTACTTTTAACCTAACCAGTAATGCAAGTACCAGCGAAACAGGAGGCGGCTTTCAATGTTTAGCTGGACCCGTTAATAATAATTTTACTGAGTATAGAAGTGGAGTGTCGACTCCGGTTACTCCAACTCAAAATTATGCAGTCACTGTAGCCACAGGAACTTTATACATTGTAGGTGGAACAGGAAATGCTTTTTATCTTGATGGATCAAGAAACATGAGTTTATCATTAGCTAAAAATACTGTAATTACATTTTCACAAGACAATAGCAATAATGATGGTCATCCTCTATTTATTACAACTTCTAATTCTACAAACCTTTCTACTTTAAGAAGTGGAATAGTATCTTCGAATGTTGCTTACTATTTAGATGGTTCTAGTAATTCATCTGCTTACACCAACACAACAACTTTTAATGCTGCGTCGACAAGATATTTACAATGGACACCTTCTGTTGCAGGAACTTATTACTATGCGTGTTATATTCATGGAATAGGTATGGGAGGTATGATACAAATAACATAATGACTTACACAGAATTAGTACAAAAAATTAAAGATTACACAGAAGTTGATTCAAATGTTTTTACATCAACTATAGTAAATGGTTTTATTGAAGACGCAGAATATAGAATATTCAGAGAAGTAGATTCAGACAATAATAGAAGATATGATACAGCAAATTTAATTGTTAATGATAGATTTATTGGCAGACCCGCAGGTTTATTAATTGTAAGATCTGCACAAATTGTAGATTCTGACGGAAGTTCTCAACCAAATAATAGAGATTTTTTGCAGTATAGAGATACTAGTTTTATGTCAGAATTTAATCCTACGGAAGTAACAGGAGTTCCAAAATATTACAGCTTATGGGATGAACAAAACATCGTAGTAGCTCCTACCCCTGATGCTACTTACACAATTCAATTAAATTATATCTTGAAAGAGCCTGGTTTATCTAGTACAAATGCAACTACATACATAAGTCAAAATTTTCCCAACGGTTTATTGTATGCGTGCCTAGTAGAAGCTTATGGCTTTTTAAAAGGACCCGTTGACATGCTCCAGTTATATGATAAAAAATACACTGAAGCCGTCAAAGGATTCTCAATTGAACAAATGGGAAGACGAAGACGAGATGAATATCAAGCAGGTGTTCCTCGAATAGGAAAACAATAAGGAGATATACTATGGCTATAACACAAGCGATCGCAAATGCTTTCAAAAAACAATTACTAGAAGGTGATGCAAGTTTTAAATCATCTGGTGGTGATGTTTTTAAATTAGCTCTTTATACTTCTTCAGCAGCTCTAAATTCAGCAACGACATCTTTTACAACTTCGGGTGAAGTTAGTAATACAGGTACCTACGCTTCTGGTGGAGATAAATTAACAGGTCAAAATACATCAATTGCATCAGGTGTTGCAATTGTTGACTTTGCAGATTTATCATTTACTGGTGTAACGTTGACTGCTAGAGGGGCTATGATTTACAACACATCTTCAGCAGTTACTAATGCTACAGTTTGTGTTTTAGATTTTGGAGGAGATAAGACAGCTACTTCGGGAACTTTTACAATTCAGTTTCCAGCATTTACTACAGCAGCAGCTATATTAAGAATTTCTGGGTAATAGGAGAACTAAATGGCATTAGTTGTAAACGACAGAGTAAAAGAAACTTCTACCACTACTGGTACGGGTACGCTTTCTCTTGCAGGAGCAGTAACAGGTTTTGAAACTTTTTCATCAGCGATTGGTAATACAAACACAACGTATTATGCGATTGTAAATAGTAATGGTGAATTTGAAGTTGGATTAGGAACAGTATCAGCAGCCGCTTTGGCTAGAACTACTGTTATCTCATCATCAAACAGTGATTCAGCAGTAGACTTTTCTGCTGGAACTAAAGATGTTTTTTGCACCCTTCCAGCATCAAAAGCTGTAGTGCTAGATGCTAGTGGAAACATTGTTGCAAACAATGGAAGCAATTTAACAGCTCTAAATGCAACTCAACTTACTAGCGGAACAGTTCCCGATGCAAGATTTCCAGCAACTTTACCTGCTCTAAACGGATCAGCTTTAACAGCCTTAAACGGAACTGCTATATCTAGCGGTACTGTAGCTAATGCTAGACTTCCAGATCCTATAAGTGATAAAACTATTAATGCATCTAGACCATTAACTGTTAAAGGTGATGGATCAAGTGCCGATGGACAATTAATTTTAAACTGTTCTCAAAACAGTCACGGAGTAAAAATAACATCCCCTGCTCACTCAGCTAACGCAACATGGGAATGGATATTACCTGTTAACGATGGGACTTCAGGTCAAGTTTTAACTACTGATGGTAATGCATCTGCTCAATTATCTTGGACCACTCCTACAGTTGGAGATGTAACTTCTGTTGTAGCAGGTGATGGTTTAACAGGCGGTGGAACAACAGGAGATGTAACTTTAAACGTTGCAGCAGGAAACTTAATTGACGTTCAAGCAGACCAAGTAGACGTAGATTTATCAGAATTAACAACTTCAACATCAGACGCTGATGGAGATTTCTTTGCTGTAATAGACGCAGCAAATGCACAGAAAAAATTAACTAAAGGAAATATAGCTATTTCTGGTTTTAATAATGATAGTGGATTCATTGATGGATCTGCTTTAAATGCCAGCAATCTAAGTTCAGGTACAATACCTGATGCAAGATTTCCTGCTACACTTCCAGCAGTTAATGGATCAGCTTTAACTAATTTAGATGCAGATGACTTAGCTTCGGGTACAGTACCTGACGCAAGGTTCCCAGCAACTTTACCTGCAGTTAACGGAAGTGCATTAACAAATTTAAATGCTTCCAATTTAGCAAGCGGAACGGTACCTGACGCAAGATTTCCAGCTACACTTCCAGCCGCAAATGGTTCTAATTTAACAGCATTGAATGCAACTAACATTGCAAGTGGAACAGTTTCAAATGCAAGACTAGATGCTCAACTTCAAGACATTGCAGCTTTATCTGCAACAAGCGGTAAAGTTATTCAAGGGGATGGTTCTAACTTTGGACTATCTGCATATACATTACCAACTTCTGATGGATCAGCAGGTAACGTTTTAACAACTGATGGTTCTGGTGCAGTTACTTTTGCAGCTCCTACAGTGGGAGATATAACAGGAGTAACAGCTGGTTCAGGTTTAACAGGTGGTGGATCTTCTGGTTCAGTTACATTAGACGTTGGAGCAGGAACAGGTATTGATGTTGCAGCAGATGCAATTTCTGTAGACGTATCTGATTTCATGACTAATGGTTCAAACAATAGAGTTTTAACTGCAGCTGGTGCAGATACAATGAATGCTGAAGCAAATATGTCTTTTGATGGATCTACACTAGATGTCACTGGTGCAATAAGAGCCACAGGAGATGTGACAGCTTTTTATTCTTCAGATAAAAATTTAAAAGAAAATATTTCAAACATAGATAGTTCATTAGATAAAGTTTCTAAAATAAATGGTGTTTATTATAACTGGACTAAAGAAGCTCAAGAAAAACACAGTCACTTTGGTAAAGAAAAAGAAATTGGTGTTATAGCACAAGAAGTTGAAGAAGTATTACCTGAAATTGTTGCAACAAGAGAAGATGGAACAAAAGCAGTTAGATATGAAAGACTATGTGCTTTATTAATTGAATCTGTAAAAGAACTTAAAAAAGAAATAGAAGAACTAAAAACAGGAGCCTAGACAATGGCTTTTGCTAGTAGTTCATTTTCGGAAGCGGCTTTTGCCTCAGCGGGTCCAACAGCAGTTCAAGTATCTGGTTTTACTCTTACTTCAAATCTTGGTTCTATAGCTACACAAGGTGAACTTGGAGTTGATGTTCCTGTAACAGGTTTTGATCTAACTGTTAATAATACAACTGCAATACAAGATACCTTAACTGCTTTCGCTCAAGCACCTTTTGCTACTGAGAGTCCTAGTACATTTAGCCCTGCAAATGTTGATGTAGGCATTGTATCTAATGCAGCCGTAACAGGTATTGCAATGAGTGCTAGTTTAGGTACAGCAATAACCGGTGCTGATGCTATAATTATTCCAACTGGTTTTCCTTTAACTGCAGCATTAGGAACTGCTGTTGGTTTTGGATTAACTGAAGTTGATGTTACTGGATTTGCAATGACAGCTAATTTAGGAACTGCTCATGCATTTACGGATGTTGTAACAGAAGATGTAACTGGTATTGGGTTTAATATAAACCTAGGAAGTGTTACTGCTACACCAAACTCACAAATTGTTCCTACCGGCATTGCAATGACAATGAACGAAGGTACTGCAACATCAGCAGCAGATGCTAACACTTCTGTTACTGGAATTGCAATGAGTGCTTCTTTAGGAAGTATAGGCATAGCCTTAAATACACCGGTAGATGTAACAGGTATAGCAATGACTATGCAGGAAGGAACCGCTACTGCACCAGATTCTCTTGCTATATTAACAGGAATTGCAATGACAATGACTGAAGGAAGTATTAAAGGACCAGTTATATGGAATCCAGTGCCTACCGGATCAGCTCCAATAACTCCTCCTGGTTGGAAAGAAGTGGCTTGATTTTAAATAAAAATAAAATAAAATGAAATATTAAGGAATTAAATTATGGCAAATGCAACTTCAGCTAATTTAAAATTAACAGTCCAAACAACCGGAGAAAACTCAGGAACTTGGGGACAATTTACTAACACTAACCTATTAATATTAGAGCAAGCCATTGGTGGCTATGCAGCTGAAGCATTAAATGCAACAACAGGTGCAACTTTACTTTTTTCAAATGGAGTTTTATCTAACGGTAAAAATCAAGTATTAAAACTAACAGGAACTATAACTACTAACGTTAATGTAATAATTCCTGATTCAATTGAAAAAACTTATATTGTAGAAAATGCAACAAGTGGTGCCTTTACAGTAACTTTTAAAACTTCTTCAGGGACTGGTTTTACTTTTGGAACAACAGAAAAAACTCATGCAATACTTTATTCTGATGGAACAAATATTGTTGAAGTAATAAATAACACAAGTAATTTACAAGCTTTAGCTGACGTAGCTGTTACAGATGGAAATTTTATAGTAGGAAATGGAACTACTTTAGTAACAGAAAATGGATCAACAGCCAGAACTTCAATTGGTTTAGGAACTACAAATGATGTACAATTTGATTCTTTTGGAGTCGGAACTTCTGCTTCTGGAACAACAGGAGAGATAAGAGCTACTAATGATGTCACTGCTTTCTATTCTTCAGATGTTGCACTCAAAGAAAATATTGTTAATATACCAGATCCATTAGAAGCCTTGAAAAAATTAAATGGAGTTTTATTTGATTGGAAAAAAGATTACTTAGATTCAAGAGGCGGAGAAGATGGCTATTTTGTTAGAAAAAAAGATGTTGGAGTTATAGCTCAAGAAGTAGAAAAAGTATTACCGGAAGCTGTGGCTCAAAGAAAAGATGGAATTAAAGCAGTAAAATATGATAGACTAACTTGTTTATTAATAGAAGCGGTAAAAAATTTATCGGAAAAAGTAGAAACTTTAAGTAAGGAGAAAAATTAATATGGCTGTTCCAAGTACAAACGTAACACTTACAAGTATTCAAACTGAATTTGGAGGATCTAATCCTATTCAATTATCTGAATATTATTCAGGTGGAAGTAACGTACCTGCAACATCACCCGCTCCTAATGGACCTATTCCAAGTTCAGGGCAAATTTCTGTAGGTCAATTTAGAGCTGCAGTAAAACAAGTTTCAGTTTCTGCTGATTATTTAATTATATCTGGTGGAGCTGGTGGAGCAGCGCCAAACGGCGGAGGCGGAGGAGCCGGCGGTATGAGATTTTCTAATTATGGTCCTTCCCCATTAAATACTGGCACAGCAATGACACTTGTAGGTGGAACTACTTATCCTGTAGTGGTTGGTGCTGGCGGAAGTAATTCAGGTTATGTACCTTCTTTTACTGGTACTAGAGGATCAGATTCAATTTTTAACCCAGGCGGTTCTGAAGGAACTACTAAAATTACTACTGAAGGTGGTGGTTTTGATGTTCAACCCGATGGTCCTGATGCAGACGGAGGATCAGGTGCTGGACGTAATGGTTGGCATGGCAATCCTGGAGGCACAGGAAACACACCTCCTTTTAGTCCACCTCAAGGAAATGATGGTGGTTCTGCTGGACCACAAGCAGCAAGCGGTGGCGGTGGCGGAGCCTCAGCAGCTGGAAATGCAGGAGGCGGCGGTTCCGGAGGAAATGGCGGTGACGGAGTAGCTGTAAATATTACAGGTTCACCTGTAACTTATGCTGGAGGTGGCGGATCAGGAAGTGATTCCAGAGGATATAGTTCAAGACAGGGTTCTGGAGGTGCTGGCGGAGGCGGAAGCGGAAATGGCGGAGCTGGACAAGCAAACACCGGAGGCGGTGGAGGCGGCGGATTTTATAGCCCAGGTGGTGGCGCACAATCAGGAGCTGGTGGTTCTGGTAGAGTACAAATAAGAATACCGGCAGCAAATGCACCTTTAGTAAGTGTAACTCCTGGTACAAACAGTGTTGCGACTCACCCAGGTGGGGATAAAATAGCAACTTTTACAGTAAGTGGAAATTTAGTTTTAGCGTAATATTATGGCACATTTTGCAGAATTAGATAGTAATAACAAAGTTATAAGAGTCGTTGTTGGAGACAACAATGATGTTGAGGCTAATGGTGGAGATCAATCTTTAACTGCAGCTCAACATTTTGAAACAGTAGTACCCTTTACTGAGAATGGTGTTAAGTGGGTTCAAACTTCTTACAATAGAAATTTTAGAAAAAACTTTGCTGGTATAGGTCATACTTATGACGAAACTAACGATAGATTTATCCCCGAACAACCTTTTCCTTCATGGTCATTAGATGGCGATGGAGATTGGCAACCACCATTTCAACCACCTGATCAAGATCAATATTATGAATGGGATGAAGATGCTTATCAAGCAGACAATACTCAAGGTTGGATACTAAGAGGTTAAATATTTTCGTACCAAGAGGGTATGGTATATCTTTTACCTTTCTTAACTTCTAAGACCCCGTGCATATTTGTTTCATTACTTTTAAATAAAATGCAACTTAAAGCTTTCATCTTGAAGGTTTGATTTTCAAAAAACAATTCTCCACCTTCATAGTTATCATTTAAATAAATTAATGACGAAAAATCCATAAGGTTATTTACTTCTTCCGCTCTATCATTGTGAAAAACCATGCTGTCTTTTGGTAGCCAACGACATAATCTCATGTGTTGCCAAGACTTAGTTTTAGTTTTAAATAAATGATCTATAAAATAAATATTCTTGTAAGCATAATAATTTAATAAATCTTTTGCTTTGCCTTTTTTTATATGGGGAAGATGTATATTTCTATGACGATGTTCTTCTCTGTCATCGTAACAAAGATGTGTATTTTTATCAAAGAAAGACATTAACATTTTTGCATCTTTTTTATCGATAAAGTTTTCTATTATATGTCTAACAGTCATATATCCTATCTAAAAACTTATATTTAGCAGTGACTTTATTTATAAATATAACTAGTCTTAATGTTTCTAAATCTGTAAACTCGGTAACACCATGAAATTTATTGGCATCATAAAGTAATAAACTATTAAAGTTATTAGAAACAACTACTTGTTTTTTTAAATCTTTATTATAAATAGTCGTGCCAGATTTTTCACAAATTGTTTTATTTAAATATATAACACCTGCAATTTCAACTCTGTTATCTTTGTGTATATGTGTTTCTTTTCTTTTCCATTTTTTAAAATCAGAAGGTTTAGTTTTATGAAATTGAATGGAAGCACTTTCCCAGAAAACCTGTTGTAATCTATATTCATAATAAACAGAGATTATCTTATTCATTATAAAACTATGTAGCTCTGGATTTATTTTATGAAAAGACTCTGACCTAACACCAGGCCAATTTTCATCATCTTTAGCTCTAGACCATTTTACTTTTTTTAAAAAATCGAAAATTAATTTAGTATCCTTAAAAAAATTTTCAACAACTATAGTTGGATAAATCATTTAGGTCTTTTAAATTCACCTGGTAAACCTAAGTGGGGTCTTCCATCAAATAAATTTTTATCGGATCCTTTAGAAGCAGCATTATTGTAATGTAGAAATACTTGTATGCATTCTTCTCCTTCAAAAGGTTCTCTCCAATGTTCTAATTCATTACCTCTGTAGATTAACATATCACCAGGGTGTAAAGTAATTTTTTTACCTTTAGGTGCATTAGGTTTGATAAGATTCTTTTGTTCATCAATAACAAAATCTTTACCCGTAGGATCTAAATATATTGGCCAAGGTTCTCCACCTAAATTAAGTGTAGTAGATATCTCACAACTAAATCTATCTTTGTGTCTTTTTAGAATATCTCCTTTTTTGTATATTCTTCCGTAAGAATAATTAGGAGTAAGCTTTAAACCTGTTTTTTTCTGCATTAAAGGAAGTAATTCAACAAGTAAAACTTCCATTACTAGGTCAGCATAACAAGAGTAAGTATTTGGCACCTGACCATCTTCCCATGTTCCATACATAGAATCATAAGGAGATATAAATCTTTCTGTAAATAAAGTGTTTGCAACCTGTCTTTTAAAAGTAAAATATCTTTTACAAAAATAAGCCATTGGTTCACTTAAAGCTTTTTTAATTACTTGGTATTTATTTTTTTTAAAACTCATTTGTTCCTTTCCTTAAATAAATTTAGGTCCTTTTAAAAATAGTGTTAAACTGTTTCTCTCTCCTTTAGTTACAGGAGAAACTTTATGATGTATAAAAGATCTAAACATTAACATAGAGCCAGGTTTATTAAATTGTGGTATACTAAACTCATCACCCATAAACATTGAAAAATCACCCCCTTTGTAGGATTCGGTAGATAAATTTATTAAGACTGTTAACTTTATATCATAACTACTATTTACGACTCGATCACAATGCCAATTGTAGCTAGCCTGTTTACTTGAATTATAAATATTAAAATTTAAAAAATCATATGAATTTTTAGGAAAAAGATTAAATCCAAAATGATAACTGTTTATTGCATACGCTCTATCTACTACATGATCTAATTTATTTGCTAATTTAGAATAAAGTATCTGTTTACAATTTAGATTTTTTTTAGATTTACCCATAACATCTGTAGCTTCTAGATTTTTTGGTTCAATCTGGTCATATTTAGAGTTTATAGTTTTTACTAAAGATTTAATTTCAGCAGGTGAAAAAACTTTATCCCAAAACCAATAATTATTTTGTGCACTCATTATTTAAAAGGCCATCCTAAATTCCAAATCACTAAAGAGTTTCTTATTCCTTTTTTTACAGGACATACCCTATGCCAAACAAAAGAAGGAAATACCACAATGGAACCCCTAGGTAATATTTCTAAACATTTTTGAATATTTTTATTTTTACTTACAGTGGGTTTATTAAAATTAAATTCTAGTTCGCCACCTTTGTATTCATCAGGATCAGTCAAAGAACAAGTTACAGATAATTTTCTAATTTTACCGTGTTCAATATCATTGGGTTTATTGTAAGGTCTAACATCAGAATCACAATGCCAATCATAAAATTGTCCTGGTTTGTATGTAGTAAATTGGCAAGACTGCATATAGTCCCATTCATAATTCCAACCAGCTTCTTTATTTGCTCTATGTATGTAAGGTCTTATTTCTTTATATATCCATTCATCATTCAACCATACTACTTGTGATTTTCTAACTTTCTGTAAATTTTTTAATTCTTTTTTAGAAATAAATTTTTTATTAGTGTAGGTACCTGTAAGAGCAATTTGTTGTTGTTGACTTTTACCATATCTAATAAGGTCATCACAGAACCTTGGAGTTAAAGCTGACTTAAAATAATAATAATAATTGTGTAACAACATTACTTTATATAATTAAAGTTTATAGCTACTCTTACATTTTGATCCGTGCAACTAGTCCCTGTGTGACTTTCACCACAATCAAATTCTATATATTTATTCTCTTCACTTTTAACAATTTTTTTATTTTTAAATTTAGTATATCCATCGTTAGTATTTACATATAATATACCTGTAGTTATCTTCTCATAATTATCATAGTCTGTATGATAACCATGCTCAATATGATTGTCCGTTTTAGTTATAAGATTAGCTTTAACTCTTAAAAGACTTAAAGGATTTATTTTATCTAATACAGGTTTTATCAATCTAAAGTAATTAGAATTAATTACATCGTTAGCGTAGAAACAATGGGTGAACTGAAATACACCAACAGCATCTTTTTCTGTATTTACCCCTTGATTATAGTACCAAGAAAAATCAGCGCTCATTAGATTATCTTGTAACACTTTAAATTGATCTTTCGGCAATAAATTTTTATATACTTTCATGATAAAAAGTTTATCTTAATTAAATTAAAAAAATTGTCAATATGAGTATTTTAGAGGATTTTTCCAAACATCTAGATTCTATTGAATTTCCTTCAGAAAAAACTTCTTGGAATATAGCAGGAGTTATAAAAGGACAAAATGGTTTTTATAAATTTGATGTAAGAAATATGTTTCAACTTAATCCAAAAGAAAAAGCTCAAAATGGTAAAGTCACCAGTAAGGCAGATAAGATGGTTTTAGATATAAAAAATCAATACATAATCATAGATTTAGAAGAGCTTCATGGGTATTTAAAACAAAATGACCTTAAAAAAGTATATGTAGATGATTTGATATCTAGTTTAGATTGGAATATTATACTACCAAAAAATTAAAAAGTTTATATAATAAAAACCTATGCTTCAAAAACTTAATTTTAAACCAGGATTTGACAAACAAGTCACAGAATCAGGAGCTGAGTCTATGTGGACAGACGGAGATTTTGTTAGATTTAGGTATGGACTGCCTGAAAAAATAGGTGGTTGGAGTCAACTAACTACTAATAACAAAACTTTGCCAGGAGTAGCAAGAGCACAACATGCTTTTAGTAGTATTGCCGGTGAAAAATATGTAGCAATTGGTACGTCTCAAGGTTTATTTTTATACTATAACGAAGAATTTTTTGACATCACTCCTTTAGATGATGATGTTATTACAGGAGCTACCTTTGATGCATCGACGGGTTCTCCAACAGTTACTGTAAATAAAGTATCTCATGGATTACAAAATGGTAGATACGTAAAATTTAGTTCAGTCACAGTTCCAACAGGATCAGGTTATGCTATAGCTGATTTTACAGACAATACTTTTGAAGTATTAAATAAATCTAATAATACCTTTCAAATTACAATGCCTTCTAATTCAGCTGGAACTACATCCGGCACTGGTTCTGCACAAATTGATCCGTATGAAATTGTTGGTCCTACTTTTCAAACTGCTGGTTTAGGTTGGGGTACATCTACGTGGGGATCAAGCACATGGGGAACGGCAAGCTCAACAAGTAATGTAATTCTAGATCCAGGTATTTGGAGTTTAGACAACTTTGGTCAAATATTAATTGCTACAATAAATAACGGTAAAACATTTACTTGGAATGCAGGAGCTGTAAGTCCAAGAAGTACACGAGCAACAGTAATGACAGGTGCTCCTACCAAATCAAGATTAACTCAAGTATCCGATAGAGATAGACATGTGTTTCATTTTGGAACTGAAACAACTATTGGTGACTCAACAACTCAAGATCCAATGTTTATAAGATTCTCTAATCAAGAAGATTTTAATACCTATCAGCCAACATCTACCAATACTGCAGGTACTTTTAGAGTGGATAAAGGTAATGAAATTATGGGAGCTATTTCAGGTAAAGATTATACATTAGTTTTAACAGATACGTCTGCATATGTAATTCAATTCGTTGGTCCACCATTTACTTTTTCTGTAAGACAAGTTGGCACTAACTGTGGATTGATTGGACAGAACGCAATAAGTTATTCTGACGGTAAAGTATTTTGGATGTCAGGCGAAGGTGGTTTTTTTGTTTTTGATGGTACTGTAAAAAGTATACCTTGTTTAGTAGAAGACTTTGTATTTACAACTAATGGAGATCATTTAGGAATTAACTATAGTTCAAATCAATTAGTATATGCAGAACATAATTCTTTGTATACAGAGATTAACTGGTTCTATCCTAAAGCAGGTTCTTCTCAAATAGATAGATGTGTTACTTATAATTACACAGAAAATTTATGGACTACAAGTTCGTTAGCCAGAACTAGTTACATAGATCAAGGTGTTTTTGATTTACCTTTTGCTACTGAATATAATAAAACAGCGCTACCTAATTTTCCTATACAGGGTATTACAGCAACGTATGGAGCATCTACATACTACGAACATGAAAAAGGAGTGGATCAAATTAACAGTTCAGGTACAACGTCAATTGATGCATTTATACAATCTGGAGATTTTGATATAACTAATACTAACAACATAGCTAATCTAGCTGGAGATGGAGAATTTATTATGTCAGTTAAAAGATTTATTCCAGACTTTCAACTGTTAGAAGGTAATTCTAAAATTACTTTGCTTATAAATGATTATCCTAACAACACTGCCTCTAGTTCACCTCTTGGACCATTTACCGTTACTTCAACTACAGACAAAGTAAATACGCGGGCACGAGGAAGATTAGTAGCACTTAAAATAGAAAACGATGCAGTCGGAGAAACTTGGCGTTATGGAACTTTTAGATTAGATGCAAAACCAGATGGAAGAAGATAATGGCTAAAATAACTAATTACATACCTGAACCTCAACCAGAATATAGTCCTGAAAACCAAAGACAAATACTTGAGTCATTAACTACATTACAAAATCAACTTAATTTTTCTTTTCAAAATGACTTGAAAGAAGAAATAGATGCATATAACTACTTTCTATCATGACAATACAGTATAAAAATCAAGGTTTTAAACAAGCTGATACGGCTAAAGCAACGGTGCTTACCTGTCCTACTGATGCAACTATAATAGTAAAAAGTGTTTATTGTGCAAACAATGATGCATCTTCAGCTATTGTAGTAAACATGAATTTTGTTGACTCATCAGATTCTAGCACTGAGTATGAATTTTTTAGAGATGACGTAGCAGCTAAGTCGCAAGTAAATGCCTCACCTCAAGGCTTGAATTTAGAAGCAGGAGATGCTATAACTGTGCAAGCAGCTACAGGCAGTAATAAAATACAAGGCCTAATAAGTTATGCTTTAATAGACAGGTCACAACAGAATGGATGATATATTAAAAATTGATTGTACAACAACAATAGTTCTAAGAAATACTAGAACTAATAAAGTATATAAAGATGAATCAGAGAAAGATGCCGATATAGCTGATCCTAACACTGAGACAGTTGCAGATCATATTGCACAAGATCTTACAGTGGTAGTATCACCGAAAGGTTTAAACATGTTACAGAAAGCAATGAATGATAATAAGAAATCAAACACCTAAAGGTGGAACTGAATTACAATTAGAATTTTTAAATAAATACGTAGATAAAAAATTATTAGATCAAGTTCAAATCTGTACTTCTATACCAGGTAAAATTCCACTAGATCCTAACAAAGTAAATATACTTTGGCAAAAAAATTCATACGACCAACCTAATTTATATCCTTGGTTTAAAAATAAAGCTAATCATCATAGATACGATTGGTATGTATTTAATAGTCATTGGAACCATGAAAAATTTAGAATGATGTTTGGTCTACCTACTGAAAAATGTATAGTCATTAAAAATGGTATAGAGAAAATAGAACAATCAAAACCTTATGTAAAAGGACAACCTATAAAAATAATACATCAAAATACTCCTTGGAGAGGTTTATCTGTTTTACTAGGTGCAATGCAGTTAATTAAAAACCCATTAATTACTTTAGATGTATATTCTTCTTGTGAAGTTTATGGCAAAGATTTTATGGAAAAAAATGACCATAATTATAAAGCACTTTATGATCAAGCAGAGTCTTTACCTAATGTAAATTACATTGGTTATAAGTCTAATGAGTACCTTAGAGAAAATATAAAAAATTATAATATGTATGTATATCCAAGTATATTTGAAGAAACTTCATGTATATCTTTACTAGAAGCAATGTCAGCGGGACTTTACAGCATTGTGACAAACTATGGAGCTCTATTTGAAACAGGCGCAGAATTTCCAATGTACATTCCGTATGACAGTGACTACAAAGCTTTATCTGAAAAATTTGCTTATGGAATTGACGCTGCTGCTCAAACACTTCATGAAAAAGTAATACAAGATCATTTAACTACTCAATCTAACTATGCTCAGTTTTATTATTCTTGGAATAAACAAGCTACCTCATGGACTAGATTTTTACAGGGAGCAATTAATGTCAAAGCCAAATGAACCAATATGGTTTAATACAGATAAAGCAGTAACGCCTAACGAAGATACTTATCAAACAATTAAAACTAATAAAGTAGATTCAGAAAATGTTACAGAAATAAATATAGGAGAACAATCTCCTTATAGAGTAATGGTATGTACTCCATGTCATAGTGATGTTAGTATGCATTATTGTCAAGCTGTTTTAAAATTTCAACAAGCATGTTGGGCTAAAAAAATACAAGTTAGTTTTACATTATTGAAATCATCTCTCGTTACACAAGGTAGAAATTTATGTGTTGCTGAGATGTTAAGTCATGAAGATAACTATACCCATCTTTTATTTATTGATTCTGATATTGATTTTAACTCTGAAACTATTTTTAAAATGTTAGATTTTGACAAAGATATAATTAGTGTTCCTTACCCTATGAAAATACTGAGTTGGGATAAAATATGGAGAAGACTTAATTTAAAAGAAAATGCAGTTACTAACGCTAATGATTTAGCTAAAGCGGGTTTTACCTTTCCAGTTAAAATAGAGGATCCTAATTCAATAACCGTGGACCGAGGACTTATGGAGATAACTCATGCACCTACTGGATGTATGTTAATTAAAAGAGAAGTGTTTGAAAAAATGATTAAAGAATATCCTCATTTAGAAATATTTCAACCAACCAATATTAATGGTAAAGAAGAGAAAAAAGATAATATGTACAATTTATTTGATACACTTCATGACCCTGTTACTAAACGTTACTTTGGAGAAGACTTTGGATTCTGTCAAAGGTGGGTAGATATAGGAGGTAAGGTGTACGCCTATATAAATGAGTACATAACACATGTAGGAGAATACTCTTATTGTGGTCGTTTTAGAGATGATTTAGAACAAGCAACAAAGCCTGTCAAAGCAGTTGACGAGTCTAAAAAAATCAAATAAAGTACAACTTTTACAGGATTTCTACGCCTGCTTAACAGTATAAATATATTTAAATTATGGCGATATCTAGATCTTTAATGAACAGACAATTACAAGCAGACGGTGGAATAATGCAAGTTGCACCCAGAGAGAAATTTGGCTTAGGTAGTAAACTTAAAAAGTTTGTTAGAAAAATTATACCTAATGAAGTAGCAGAAATTGCAACAAAAGCAGCACCATTCGTTGCACCATTCAACCCGGCAGTTGCAGCAGCAATGTCAGGACTTGGTAGTTTTGATAAAACAGGACGTCTTGGAGACTCTTTAAAATCTGCTGCTTTAAATTATGGACTTGGCCAAGCTGCAAGATACGCAGGCGGTGCAGGATTTCAAGGCAATCCTTTTGCTGCAGATGGCGGAGCATTTAGAGGTGGATTAGAAGGATTTAAAGCAGGATTTAGTTCTCCTTTTGGAGCTCAAACAGGATTTAAATTAGGAGAACCAATTGGAGAAGTTCAAGGTCTTGATACTACAATTCCTAAACAAAAACCTAATGTTTTATCAATTAATGATGATGTTGTATCTTCTGGAGGATCTGCAATGGATTCATTTAAGTCCATTGTAAGTTTTGATACATCTCCAACACAAAAAACAGATGCAGCATTTGATCTTTTAAAAAGAGGAAGTAAAGCTTTATTTACAAATAAAGATGGGTCTATTGACAAAGCCGCAGTAATGGCAGCAGCAACCGCTGCAGCATCTTATGCGGAGGCTTTAGCTTTAGCTAAAGATCAAGGGGTTGATCTAACAGAAGAAGAGTATAACCAAGCACAAGCAGATGAAAAAAAAGAAGAGTATGCAGGTTACTTACAAAATTTCTTTGGTGGTAGAAAAGACGGTGGCAGAATAGGATTCGAGTCTGGTGCTAACGAAATAATAAAAACACAATTACTAGAAGAGATTATGCCTGAACAAGATGGTGAGGAAATGATTATAATCATGACAGAAGATGGTCCAGTAAGAGTTAAAAAATCTGATTACGAATCAATGCCTGGAATGTTTATGGATACTACTACAGGATTCGGTGCTAACATTAAAAGAGTAGATAGAAAATTTGGTTCACCAAAAGAAGGTGAGTCGGAAATAGGTATTATGTCAATCGACGTTGAAGCAGGTGACGATGAAGACATGGAAGATATGGATATGGCTGCAGGTATTAATTTTAGCAGACAAGAAAAATCATATTTATTTAGAAGACTTGGTGGTGCTGGTGGATCAGATAGATCTTACACTATGCCTAACCTGTACAGAATATTAAGTAACCCTGGTAAATATCCAGAAGATGCAGCAGTGTTAAAAGAAATTGCTGTTATGGGTCTTGGTAAAAAAGACGGCGGAAGAATAGGTTACGCTAAAGGTGCTAACAGAGTATCAGAACTATTAATTTTAAGAGATGAAAAAATTAGTCAAGGAGAAGATGTATCTGACATTGAAGCAGAGATATTTCAATTAACAGGTAAAACATTTAGATCAGTGGGTGGTATAAGTGATATACCAACAGGTAAGATTAGAAAAAATAATGCTGGTGTAGTTGAAAGAGACTACAGAGATGAAGGTGGTTTTGTACCAGTCGGTATTAAAGAAAGAGCCGATGATGTACCCGCTATGTTATCTAAAAATGAATTTGTAATGACTGCTGATGCTGTACGTGGTATAGGTAATGGTAGTGTCGAAGAAGGTTCTAAAAAATTATACAACACAATGAAAAAAGCAGAACAAGTAGGTAAAGCATAATGGCAGATACAACTACATATACTAGACGAGCTCCGTATATTGAAGGCGCTCAAGAAAATTATATTGATTTATTAACACAACAAGTTGGTAGAGCTCCAGGCACTGCTGGTGTACCAACTTTAGGGGAACTCGGACCACAGATTGCAGGTCAAAACGTTTTAACTCAGGCTGCTCAACAACAAGCAGCGACTCAAGCAGGGTTAGGTCAATTAAGTTTTGGAGCAGATGGAGCTGTTACAGGTGTGGGTGCTGGAACAGGAGTTGCGGGATACCAACCTTTTTTAGATCAAGCAGCAGCTTATTCAGGTCCACAAGCTTTTCAATCTTTTATGTCCCCTTATCAACAACAGGTAATAGATACCACTCTACAAGAATTTGATACTCAGACCGCACAAGGTGTGCCACAACTTGCAGCGAACGCTATCAACGCTGGAGCTTTTGGTGGAGGTAGAGAAGGTGTGGCTCAAGCTCAGTATGCATCTGATGCTGCACAAAATAGAGCTTTACTACAAGCAAAATTATTAGGTCAAGGTTTCACTCAAGCAAATCAATTAGCACAAAATGCATTTGATCAGCAAAGAAATTTAGCATCACTACAACCATCATTAGCGGCTTCAGGTGTACAACAATTAGGTGCAGCCGGTACAGGAAACTTAGCTTACCAACAAGCACAATTAGATGCAGCACAACAAAGAGCACAATTAGCGTACAATGAACCATTAAGTAGACTTAATGCTTTTGGATCAGGGATAGCAGCTCAAGTAAGTGGAGCACCAACAACTACAACTACAACTACTTTGGGTGGAGCAGGAACTGTTGGACCATTATCACAAGCGTTATCTGCTGGATTAAGTGCTTATGGTTTAGGAAGTATTTTTGGAGGTTAAATAATGTATTTTAAAAGACCATCCTTTAGAAGAGGCGGATCAACTGGTATAGAACAACTTACACCTAGAGTAAAAGCTAACATGGGTTTTCCTAACTTTGGTATAAGTTATGCGGACGGTGAACCTCAAGTTTTAAAAATGAGATCTCGTCCTCGAAAAGAAGGTAAAGGTATATTGGATTTGATATTAGGAGAGAGATATACAGATCCTAATTATGTTTCACCTTTTTTAAAACCAGACTCGCCTTTCTTTTCTAACAAGACAGGTTTTGAGTTTTTAACACCAGGTGGCAGTACAGGTAGCACTACTTTCATGACTAGTGAAGGTCCAAAGGTTGTTGAAAATATTGAAGACATTAAAATAACATCAGACTCTGATGATTTAAAAGATACCGCAGTAACTGGTGTAGTAAGACCAGGACGTGGAGTTTCTTATGATGTAAAAGAAACTGAAATAGATACTACGGGTGCAGGTACAGGTGCAAACAAAGAAGATATTTTAACAAGTGAACTTTCTATGAAAGATGCAATTAGTGATGAAGTAGATATTCTTAAAGACTTATTAAAAAACACTGGAATGAGCAAAGGTGAAAAAGCTTTACTACTTTCTAAAGCTATTGGAACTCCAGGAACAATAAAAGATAAATTAGATGTGGGTGCTAAAGAAGCTCTTAAATATAAAGCAGAAGAAAGAAAACAAGACAAGGCTATAATTTTAACTGCGTATAAAAATTACAAAGCTACGGAGTTAGCGAACGGTAAAAAGAATGACAAACAAAAACAAGTTGAAACATACGTAAATTTAAAGAGACAAGCAGGAGATAAAAGACCACAAAGAGAATTAGAACTTGAGGCTATTGAAGTAGTTTACAAACCGAGAACAATATCTCCCGCTGATGCTAACGTAGAAATAGGTGCAGCAGAGTTTAGAACAGCAGGTGGTGCAACAAGAGTAGGACAATTACAGGCGGACATTGCAAAATATTCAAAAAATTTAAATTTAAAAGGAGCTAAAGAAAAAGTGGAACAAGCAAAAGCTGAATTAACTTTATTAGCAAAATCCTTAAGTGCGGCAGGAGCAGAAAAATTAATAGATCTTTATAATCTTAGAGAATATTTACAAGATGGTGGCAGAGTCAAAAGAGCAATTGGTACTCCAGAAACAGGAGAGACTGATATAAGTGTAGTAGATGAAAGTATTGTTACTCCTACAGGAGAAGAAAAAATTGAAGCGACTGAAGTAACTGCTGCAGAAAATGTAGACCCCATGCAAGAAGTACCTGTTATGGATTTTTCTACATTAAGAAATAGATTACCAAAAGAAATAACAGACGACATTGTACAGCTATTGGCTAACAGCAAAGAAGCTTTACAAGATTTTTATTATTTAAATAATCAACAAGATGTCAGTCGATTTAATACCAAGTACGGAGTTAATTTAATATTACCACCATCGGTATTGGCATAGGAGGATTCCATGGATTGGAAAGAGCTATCTCAAATTCCAGTGTTTTCAGAATCACAAGATGTTGCAACAGCCGCTCAAGGTGAAACAACTATTGGTGATTATGCTTTAGATATATTTAGAGCACCTATAGGTGGTATTAGCGATGCCTTACAAGGTTTGGTTACATTAGGGGTACTACCTTTTGATATGCTAACCGACAAAGATCTTACAGGAAAGATAGATGCTTTTTTTGATGCCGCTCCTATTTTAAATTTAGAAGCTAAAACAGGTCTTGGACAAATCGTTCAAACCATAACTCAATTTGGTGTACCTTTAGGTGTTGCATCTAAAATAGGTAGAGCAATTCCTCTTTTACAAAAAGCAGGACAAACTACAGCGCTTTCAAGTCTTCCAACCGTTGGAGCCAAAGGTGTAGAGATTGCACGAAGAGCAGGTTACTGGGGAGCGTTAGGTGGAGCAACGGATATTGCAGTTAGTGTACCAACTAAGAACGTTGTCTTGTCTGACATGCTTGGTATAACGGAAACACCGGATCTTGCATCAGCTACAGGTAAAGAATTAGCCGTAGAAAAAATGAAACAAAAATTAAAGTTTGGAGCTGAGGGTGCGGTAATTGGTGGAGGCGTTGCAATGTTACCTGTCGCAGGCGCAGTGGGTAAAAAACTTTTAGGACCTGTCTACAATAAAGTAATTGATCCAGCAGGTAGCGCTGTATTTAGACAACTAGATAGCAAAATTTTAAATCCTTTAACTAAAGTAATAGCGGGTACAGGTAAAGAAGGCACTTTTTTAACCAAAGGTGTAACTACACTAGGTAAGAAAAAAGACAAAGCTAAACAAACTATTTATAATAAATTAGATATACCAGATCCAGGACAATGGGCTTTTTTTAATACTAAAGGAGGTACCTTTGGTCAAGCGGTAGCAGGCAAACTAAGTAAAATAAAAGAATATTTTGGCTCTGCAGGTTTAATGTCTAAAACATTAAAAAATGAAGGAGACAAGGTAACCGGAAAATTAGAAGCTATTACTAAAAAATTTAATCGTAAAGATGAAATGATTAATACAAAACTTTATAACGTTGTTACTAAATTTAAAACTAATATATTTGATAAAGCTACTAATAGTCGAGGCTATAGAAACATTACGGATGAGCTTACTAGAGAACGAAATAAAATAACAGATTACATTATAACTCCTGATAGAAAAGGAGCTGCTGAAAAATTAAAATTAGTTAATCCTGCAGTAAGACAAGAAGCTAAAGACATTAAACAAATGTTAAAAGAATCCAATATGTTGGTAGGAAATTTATTTGGCAACTCTCCAATTAAATCTTTTAAAACGTTAGCAGGTTTAAAAATGAATGATGCAGATAATTTCTTTAAACAAAGGTTAGCTTCTTTTAACAACAGTAAATTTGAATTTGATGTTAATGGACCAGCTGCTGCAGGAGCAAGAAAAGAATTAAAAAGAACTATTCTTTTAAATCAAAACATGAGGCCTAAAAATATTTCTTTTAAAGAAGCTAGAACATTAAAAGATAAATTAGCAAAAGGTAGAAAATTAAACGCTAAAGAAACAGAGTTTAATAAACTGTTAGACGCTGAAGTTAAAACTAGAATGCAAGGATTAAAAAGTGCAGTCATTAATGCAGGAGCTAATCCAGTTAAATACTTTAATGCAATTGGTAGAGCAATCGGTAAAGATGTAAAAAAAGTAGACGATGTTTCTGATGAAATTAGAAATTTTCTATCTACTCCTAAAGGTCAAAAAGAAGCTATTAATGATTTTAGTCCTGTCCTGGACACAATTATATGGAATAACAAACAAGTTTATCAAAGACAATATTTTGATCTTATAGAAGATCAATGGATGAAAAACGGTTTAGTTTTTAAAAACATTTTAACAGACGACGCGGCTTATCAAGATGTTTTAAGAAGAGGTATTGATCCAACTCGTTTAACAAAAATTACAGCTCGTACAAATGCAGGTATAAATTCCATAGATGATTTTGCATTAGACTCTAAGTTTTTTAGAAATGAAAAATTAAGAAAACCTAAAGAAGGACAAGTTGCTAAAGCGGATACTTATTACACATTGCCAGAAATAGCTAACGCTATCCAAGGAGTTAAAAGTAATTTTGATAATTTATTTGACGTTCCTATTTATTCTAACTTAATGAAATTTAAAGCGGGGGGTCAAATTTCTAAAACAATTTTCTCACCAATGACTCAAGTAAGAAACGTAACTACTGCATCTTTCTTTCCACTAGCGAGTGGTTTGATAGGTAGTCGTAGTTCAGTATCACAAGCATTTAGAGATATATTTGAAGATATATTTCAAAGTGGGAAATTTGATCCTAAAATGTTTGATGAATGGATGGACTCTAGTGTCACTAGAGGGATTATTGATCAAAGTATTCAAGTTAATGAGATGAAACGTTTAGCAGAAAGAGGAGTGAAAGGTCTTTTAAATGTAGAGGACTTTATGAAAAATCCAACAGTTAAAAAATTTGTTGATGTCTATCAAGGTGGAGATAACATTTGGAAAGTTTACTCTGATAGATTTTATCAGTCAGCTCTTAAACAAGCGTTTGGTGATCCAAAAGCTACACCTGCTAAAGTATTAGATCAAGTTAGAAACTGGTATAAAACTGTAGCCAAAGAAGATTTTATAGAGATTAGTTCTATTTCTGGAAAACAAAAAACGGCTCAAGAAGCTTTAGAAGAAGTGTCTGCTTATTTGGTAACTAATACTATTCCAACTTATAGTAAAGTTCCTAAAGCAATACAAACTTTAAGAGATTTACCTTTAGGAAACTTCATAGCTTTTCCTGCTGAGATATTAAGAACAGGTGGAAATTTAATTACTTTAGGTGCAAGAGAATTAACTAGCACTAATCCTTACATTAGACAAATGGGAGCTCGTAGATTGATTGGAGCGAGCGCAACATTTGGTGGTATAGGCACAGTCATTGGTGGAACCGCTCAAGCTATTACAGGAGTAACAGATGAAATGATGCAAAAAGCAAGAAGCTTTGTTCCTCAATATGAAAAGAATGCAACTTTAATTCCATTAAGTTCTCCAGATGCTGATGGTGTATTTAAATATTTTAATTTCTCTTACTCTAATCCTTATGATTTTTTAGTTAGACCTATTAATGCTGTTGTTAATGCTTATGGTAGAGGTGAATTAAATCAAGACAACGCAGGGACATTTGCTTTTAATGCGATAATAGGAGATCAAGATAATCCAGGAGCCTTTAGAGAATTCTTTGCTCCCTTTATTGCAGAGTCTATTGGTACAGAAAGATTTACTGATGTTTCTCCTATACTTGGAAGAGGAGGTGAAACTGCAAATGGCAAAACAATATATAGAGATACCGATTTATTAGGAGAAAAATTAGCTAGAAGTCTAGAACATATTATAGGTGGATTAACTCCAGGAGCTTTTAGTTCTGCACAAAAAATATGGCAAGGGGCTAGTGGACAATTTACAGATTATGGTACTGGAAGAGACACTCGAGATGAAATAGTAGCATTAATGTCTGGTTTAAGAGTACAAGAAATTAAACCTAAACAAAGTATGCCTTTTATTATTTCTTCTTACAGACAAGATGAAAGAAATGTTTCGCAAAAATTTAGTAGTTTAGCTTACTCAACAAATGTTTCACCTGAAAGAAAAGTAGCTGCTTACCAAGAGTGGATGAAAAATTCTTTTATATCTCAAAGAAATTTAAAAAATACGATAAATGATGCTTTGGATTTAGGAGTATCTACTAATGAAATAAGACAAATATTAACGGATCGTTTAGGAAATAAAAATAGAGTCGAAGCTCTTTTAAGAGGAAGATTTGTAGCTCCTACTCCTAGTCAATCTAGATTAGAATCTTCTATTCAAAGGTTAGAACAAGAAAATTTAAATGCATCTTTAAGCTATGAAATTGCTATGGACCTTGTAAATGATACATGGCAATCGTTAAGAAGAGACAATAATGGGTTTGATTTAGATCTTGGATTAGAAGCTTTTATTGAAAGTATGAACTTATCTGTAAGTCCAGACTTATTTTCATTACGAGAATTACCGGCTAAAGCTTCAAGTTTAGGTGTTCAAGAAACAACTGATACTCCTGCAGTTTTATCAGTTGATCCTGCTTTAACAACACCTGTAAACAATACAATAGTCAATAATCAAATGGCTACAGCCAATACATTAGGGGCTAGATATTTAGGTGGAATAAACTATAATAGAATGAACACTGCACAAAAAGCAGATTACGCAGATAAGGTATTTAAAACAACAGTATAATTATGACAATAGATAAAAGAATAAATTTTAGAGGCGGCGGAATGGATATGGGTAATACCACAAATAGAGCTACAAGTGCCTCTATGGCAAATACCCCAAGTCGAAGTAGAAGCACAAGCACAGGCACGGGTGGAAGCTCTGGAAATCTTGGCGGAGGTGGAGGTGGACAAGGTTCTGATTACAGAGAATATAAACCACCAACGGCACCCACTTACACTGCTGACACTATAGATTTTAAACCTGTAACAGGTGCTGACTTTCAAAGATCTCAAAATGAATTTATAAATAATTTAAATATAAATAATGCTTCTAGATTTACACCCACTCTTTTTAATAGAACATACAATCCCGTTACTTTAGATACAGTTGGTTCTAGAAATCAATTACCGGGTTTGAATAGTGGGTTAGGTGCTCTTTTAGGTTTTGCTACAGGTATCCCTTTTAATTTATTGGCATCCGGTAAAAGAGGCATGAAAAATGTAAATAATTTTATGGGTAATTTAAGAGAAGATTTTACGGGTTATAGAACTCAACAAGAATATGATGACGCTAGACAAAATAGAATTAATCTTAAAAGAATTAATACAATACAAAATACTTTAGATAGAAAATATCCAGATGGAGATTATAGTAATACTGATTTAGATGAAAGACTTGCTGATTTAAAACAGAGTATGGGAATTCTTGACGTTACAACAGTTAATGAAGTAGAAGATAGACCAACTCAAACTTTTAGTTTTGATTCCACCGGATTTAATAACAGAAATCAACCTACAGGTATAGAACAGGTATATAATTTTAGTGACATAGATAATCAAGTAGCAGAACTAACAGCTAAACAAAAAGCTTTTATAGATAGTCAAAGAGCTGCAATTGAATATGGAGCTCAAACTCCTCTACAGGTGTATGAAAAAATAACTAATCCTAGTAAAAATATTTATGATGATGGATATTTTGGATATGGTGCACAAGAACCAACTACTTTAGAAGAGTATAATAATTATCTTAAAAGTATTGGACTAAATCAAAGAGCGGTATAATGGCTAGAAAATCTGCATTAGAGAAAATAGAATCTCATGAAAAACTTTGCAGAATTATGCAGAAGCAAACATTCGAGCAAATAAAAGAAATGCAAGAAAGAATAAAAAGATTAGAGTATTGGATAGTTGGAGGCATGGGTGCTGTACTTTTAACTTTACTTATGGATATGTTGAATTAGTGACAGATACATCCCATTAAATTACCACTACCATTATTCATAACATGAACATTATAAGGCGCATCATAATATGTTGCAAGATACAGTCTTAGAATATCACAAAGATCAAAACAATCTACTTCTGATAATAACTCTATTCCTTTTGTCATTTCTTTTGTAACAGAAACTAAACTATACAAACCATCATTTAATAATATTAAATCCATTGTTTTAATTCCTCTCCCATAACTTCACTGGCTATATTAATTTTTTTACGTAAAGCTTTTACAATACGTTCATCTACAGTTTTTTCAGCTATAATATCAATAT